AATTCAAGGTAGAATGCAACAAGGTATGGTATACTTTCCAAAGGACGCTGTTTGGACTGGAACCATGGTTGCAGAACTTTTACGTTTTCCAAATGGAGCCCATGATGACCAAGTCGATGCATTGGCATGGATAGGTTTAATGATGACAGAATTTGCTACCTTCTATGAAAGACCGGAGCATGTTCCATCTTGGAGAGATAAGTTAAAACATTTAACTAAAGGCGAGAAACATAAATCATCGATGAGTGCTTAATGGCAGAGTATAAAAAACCTAAAAAGAAACTGGACGCAGCAGAAGAGCTAAACATTGCCCGTCGGCAATGGGAATCTTATACACGAGCCAGGGACAACGGTCATGATGACTATATTGAAATAGCAAAACAGTGCGACGCTTTTTATCGCGGCGAACAATGGGACGAAGCTGATATAGCAACGTTAGACGACCAGGGTCGACCCGCGTTAACAATCAACACAATTTTACCTACTATTAATACTGTTATTGGTGAACAAAGCACCAGACGTGCGGATGTACAATTCAAACCGCGGGGGTCTGGTATGCAAGAAACTGCTGACTTGCTAACAAAACTTTTCATGCAGATTTCTGATAACAACAAACTCGATTGGATAGAATCACAAGTTTTTTCTGATGGTTTAATTCAAGATAGAGGGTGGTTTGATGTAAGAGTAGATTTTTCTGATCACATACAAGGTGAAGTAAGAATTACACCTAAAGACCCGCTTGACATTATTATTGATCCAGATGCAAAAGAGTATGATCCAAAAACTTGGAATGAAATCTTTGAAACAAAATGGATGAGCATAGATGATATAGAAGAAATCTATGGGCAAAAGAAAGCGGATAAATTAAGAATAATAGCAGAAGTAGGATCAACCTTAGGTTCAGATTCAATTGAATATGAAGAAGAAAGATATGGGGATACTTACACTGGAGAATATGCAAGTGATTACCCTAATAACCCCGAAGAAGCAAAAGCGATAAGGTCAATTAGAGTTATAGAAAGACAGCATTATAAATTAAAAAAATGTATGTTCTATGTTGATCCTGTTAGTGGTGATCAAAGAGAAGTTCCATATAATTGGAATGAACGCAAACGCAAAAAATTTGCTGATGATATGGGTCTTTATATTATTACAAAGACCATTAAAAAAGTTAAATGGACTGTAACAGCAGATACAGTTGTTTTATTTGATGACTGGTCTCCATACGATCATTTTACTTTAGTTCCTTACTTCCCATATTGGAGAAGGGGTAAACCTTTTGGTATGGTAAGAAACTTAATTTCACCACAAGAACAACTAAACAAAATTTCATCTCAAGAACTACACATTGTAAATACAACCGCAAACAGTGGTTGGGTAGTTGAGTCAGGTTCCCTTACAGGAATGACAGCAGATGACTTAGAAGAACACGGTGCGGAAACTGGTTTAGTCCTCGAGTTTAATCGAGGCTCTACTCCCCCAAGTAAGATCCCCCCAAACCAGATTCCCACCGGTCTGGATCGTATAAGCCAAAAAGCGGCTATTAATATAAAAACAATTAGTGGTATTTCTGATGCCATGTTGGGGACAGATAGCCCCGAGGTTTCTGGTATTGCAATTCAAGCAAAACAGAACCGCGGTGTTTTAATGATTCAGGTTCCTTTAGATAACTTAAGGAAAACACGACAATATTTAGCAGAAAAAGTTTTAAACTTAGTACAAAAATATTACACAGAAGAAAGGATTGTACAAATCACAGATGAGAATGATCCACGTAAACCAAAAGTTCCAATTAAAATAAATGAAATGACCCCCGAAGGTAACATCATTAACGATCTTACTTTAGGTGAATATGAAGTCATTATTGGAACAGCACCTTCTAGAGATAACTTTGAAGAAACACAATTTGCACAAGCCATTGAGCTTAGAAAAGCGGGTGTACCAATTCCAGATGATATCATTATTGAATATTCACATCTTGCTAAGAAAGCAGAAATTGCAGAGCGCATTAGACAAATGCAAGGAATGGCTCCACCTACTGAAGCAGAAGCTGCATTACAACAGTTCCAGGCTGAAGCCGCGATTACACAAACACAACTTGAAATTGCCAGACTCGAGGCTGAAGTACAGAACTTACAATCTGTTACACAGTTAAACATGGCTAAAGCTCAAGGTGAAGCTAGCGAACCACAAGTAAAAGTGGCAGAGTTACAAAGCAAACTTCAGATGAAGCGCGAAGAACTTGACTTACGTGAAAGGTTGTCTGGTATGACCAACGAAGTAAGGAAAGAACAAAGTGAAACGACTGCAGCGGCAAAAATTGCTACTGCTGCCATGAAACCAAACCAAGGAGGTAGAAAAGATGGCTAAGAAAGAAGAAACCAATGAAATGATTATGGATGCTATGCCAGGGGGCGAGCCCATTAAACAGGAGGACACTCAGTTTGATGTGGACCTTAATTTTGAAACAGTAGAAGAAGAGGAATCTGATAATGAAGAAGTCACGGAAGAAACTGACGCTCCTGCAGAAGAAGAAACTGCTGAAAAAGAATCTAAAACACCAGAGGAAGAAGAAGAACCTGCAGAACCAGAAGCTGTTAGCGAAGAAGGAATGGATGAAAACAGCAAAGAAGATGCACCATCAGATATTCAGCCAGCTGAGGGAAGCGATGAAAACGTTGCCCAAGAAGTAGAACAACCAAAAGCACCCATGGTGCCTAAATCTAGGTTAGATGAAGTGCTTGCAAAACAAAAAGCACTACAAAAACAACTAGATGAGGCTAAAGCAGCACAAGAACAAGTGCTAGAAAATGCCCCTGAGTATGATTTTGGATCAAAAGAAGCTGAATACCAGCAATTAGTCCTTGATGGCGAAGCAGAAAAGGCCGTAGCGCTTAGAACTGAGATTAGAAACGCTGAAAAAGAACAGTTTATGTTTGAAGTTCAAGCAAAAATGGGTCAAACAGTGCAAAAAAGCCAAGAAATGACTGAATTACAAGCAAAAGCAGCTGAAATAGAAGCTACTTTTCCTGTTTTAAACGAAAATAGTGCTGATTTTGATGTTGATTTACAAAACGAAGTAGTTGAACTGCGAAATGCGTTTATGTCTCAGGGTTATACACCTGCTGATTCATTAACTAAAGCCACTGAGTACACTTTAGCGGCAAAAAGACCAGAATTGTTAAATCCGACTTCTGTATCACAAACCCCAAAGGTTAATGAACAAGTTGTTGAGAAGAAAAAAGTAGCTAATATTAATAAAAAATTACAAGCTGCTGATTCTCAACCACCTTCTATGAAAGGAGAATCTGCTAAAGGAGACAAAAAAATAGATTTGCATAAGTTATCTGACGATGAGTTTAGTGCGCTTCCAGAAGAAACTTTGAGAAGAATGCGTGGTGACTTTGGCTTATAGTTGGTATAACATATAAATAATTCGTCCGTCAAAACGATATTTGACGCAGGTCGTTCTGCTAAAACAACGTTTTCGCCTGTCATGGCGTAAATCTGGCTGGAGTCGTGTCCGTAAAAACACGAAAGCGTTTCCCAACGATAAAGGGTACACGGGTAAGTAGTCGGCCCAGAAAAGCGACTGGTTAGTTTAACTTTAATCTTAAATTTGGAGGATGCCATCATGGCTAACACAAACTTTTCATCACTGACCAGTGAACAGCTTACTATCTGGTCGCGTGATTTTTGGCGTGTTGCTAGGAACATGTCCTTCATTAACCAATTTGCGGGTAGCGGACCTAACGCTATGGTTCAGAGAATATCTGAACTTACCCAATCAGAAAAAGGAGCAAGAGCTGTTATAACACTTCTTGCCGATATGACTGGTGACGGTATTGTTGGAGACAACACCCTCGAAGGAAATGAAGAGACTTTAAGAGCCTACGACATCGTTGTACAACTTGATCAATTGAGATTTGCTAATAGACTTGCGGGTAGATTAGCGGATCAAAAATCAGTTGTTAATTTCCGTGAGCACTCACGAGATGCACTTGCATATGCAATGGCTGATCGTATTGACCAATTAGCGTTTTTATCGCTTTCTGGTATTAACTACACACTAAAAAATAGTGGAGCACTAAGACCTGTAATGAACTCAGGACAAAATCTTGGTGATCTTGCTTTTGGTAGTGATGTAACTGCACCAACTTCTAACAGACATAGAAGATGGGATGCTACAAGTAAACTTGTTGCTGGTGATGTAACAGCTGTTGCAGCTGCTGACACCATCACTTACGAGTGTATTGTTGCTCTTAAAGCTTATGCTAAAGACAACTACATCCGTGGAGTAAGAAGCGCAGGTGGAGAAGAGGTATATCATTTATTTGTATCACCTCAGGTAATGGCAGACCTTAAACTTGATTCAGATTTCTTGGCTAACGTCAGAAATGCTGGAGTCAGAGGACCAAGCAACAGCTTGTTCTCAGGTTCTTCAAGCTTAATGGTTGACGGCATTATGGTCCATGAGTTTAGACACGTGTTTAACACTGCTAACGCAACTACTGGAACATCTGCAAACGCCGGTTCTGCTGGATACAAATGGGGCGCTGACGCTGATGTCAATGGTTCTGCTTGTTTATTCTGTGGAGCACAAGCCCTTGCTATGGCTGATATCGGACTTCCTGAAATTGTTGAAGATACCTTCGACTACGGGAACCAAAACGGTATCTCTATTGGTAAGATCTTCGGTCTTAAGAAGCCTAAGTACAACAGCGACTACAATGGTGGCGTTGAAGACTTTGGTGTTATTAGATTGGATGTTGCATACTAAGTATGCTTTTGTGGGTGGTTCATTTTGAGCCACCCCTTTTTTAGGAGTAAATTATGATAGTAGTATCAAATATTGACAGGTATATATCAACCACCTGGGGCGCATCAATCAGATTGGAAGCTGGCGTACCAAAAGAAGTTGGACAAGATATGGGCATTTTTTGTTTACAAGAGGGTTGTACAGAACATAAACCCCATTCAATTAAAGACAAAAAACCAAGCGAGCCAATTAGAGCTAGAGAGGAAGATGGCACTTTTAAAGGTGATGATTTAAGCACCCCCGATGTTAATGAAGCATGGGAAGGCGGCAAAGCACCAGCAAAGAAAAAGCCAGCATCTAAAAAGCCAGCGAAGAAAACAACTAAGAAATAATGGGAACACTAACGGGCACTAATATTATTGATAGAGCTAGACTTACCTTACAAGATAGCTCTGGTGTTCGTTGGACTGATGCAGAATTATTAATCTATATTAATGATGCACAACGCGAGATTGCAAATATAAAACCTGACTCAACTGCCACACATTTAAACGTTCAGTTGTCAACAGGAACCGAACAAACGTTGCCTTCCGGCGGACTTCGTCTTATTAAAATAACTAGAAATATGTCAGGAACAGCTTCAGACGCGACCGGTTCTAAGTCAATTAGGATTGTAGAAGAAGACCTATTAAATTCTATTGAGCCTGATTGGCATGACCCTACAGTAACAGGTTCTTCAGCTCACGGTTCAATTATTAAAAATTATATTTTTGACGCTGATGATCCTAAAAAGTTTTATGTATATCCGGGAGTAGCTTCGGGCTCTAGTGCTTATGTTGAACTAATATACTCAAAATTACCTACTGATCTAAGTTCTGTTTCTAGCACTATTGATATAGAAGATACTTATGGGAATGCTATTTTGAATTTT